GTTGTATGCGACCCTGATGCAGATCTTGTGCCGAATGAGTTTGTTCAAGTGTGCTTGAAGGATGGAAGATGCACAATTAAAGAATTTGTCGGCATCAATGGTGGGGTTTTAAGTTTGCTTTCTGTGAATGGTGGTGAGCGATTTTTCTTTGAAATGGATGAGGTAGAAAGCATTACAGCTATTACTGACATCGTACCACCAAGTCAGCACAGACAAGAACATCCTTATTCGCATTAATCACAGGAAGACTTATGGACAATTCAAAACGACCAATCAACCAGATTATTGCTCGCATCAATGATGCTGCGAAACATGGTGAAGCTTTGGTGCTAACAGCCGAAGAAGTGAAGATCCTCTCAAAGGACATTGGTGATAAAGTCTTTATTCCAGTCCTTACAAATGAACAAGTAGTGCAGTTGGTAAAATAAGGAAAGCTTGGACAGAAAATTAAATAATAAAAAAAGACCGATGATAAGTCGGTCTTTCCATCCAAGGTTAGGAAGGTCTTGGATTGACTAATGTTGGCAGCATTAGCCTTTGCGCCCACCAATATCACAAGATAATTGATAAATTGAGAATAACATATGTTTGGAGAAATTCATGTTGCTTGATAGAGTTTTGCAATTGGAGTTGATGAAAAAAATGGCTTCAACCTACCCTTTAGCTTATGATTTTTCACATGAAGTGTACCAACTTGAAGACGAATCTAGGAAGAAGGTATTTGCAAATTTATATTATCTACAATCCCATGAATTATTAGAGCCTAAAAGTATATTTCTTCAGCTTGGCTTTGGAGCAATACAAAACTCAACATTCACACTTGGGTATACTCGCTTAACCCAAAAGGGTGCAGATTTCATGGCTAATGATGGAGGTTTATCTGCAATATTTGGAGTGGTGACAATAAAATTCGAAGCAGACCAATTTAAAACTTTATTAGAATCAAAAATCATGGCAACCGATTTACCGCCTGCTGATAAGCGCAAATTGATTGATGGGCTTCGATCGCTTTCTGGCGAGAGTATAAAACACCTGACAACGAAAATTGTGGATTTGGGCTGGGATAATCTAGGGACACTAATTCGGATAATTCAAAGCAGCCTGGCTTAGCAATTTGCTTAAACTTTAGGAAACCAATTGGCTTAGTGTAATCACCAACTGGCACATAAAACTCATCACCATCAAATGGAAAATTTTCAAAGTAAATTTGAGTTGAGTTTTGGAAAAGTCTGTTTTCAATAATTACTATATTTTCTAATTTCATAAACTTACCTATCGTGACCCGACACGATCCTTTAAAAACATATCGGGAGGAGTATTTCACGTGAGTAAAATTGTAAATATTAATTCTGAACTAATTAATTTCTATATTGTCTTAAACGATCATGCTCTTGAAATTGATCTTAAAAACAGTGATAGGATCTGCTATACAATGATGGATAGGGATACGATAAATAAATTCATATCATCAACAGACAAAGACCAATTTTATCTTGATAACATTAAGTCAAATAGAAACTTCCGCTCAGAAATTACACTTAAGAAGCACGCTTAGGAGTTGGGTGGTGACCTGCTAGTTTTTCTAACTTTTCAATGGCATCTGAAAAGAACTCGCGTCTCCACTCTAAATCTAATTCACCAGCATATAGCGCTTCTAGCACAATCAGCTTTAGCTCGCCTTCTAAAATTATTGGAGATTCATCCCAAATATCTAGGCGTGCACAACAACTGTTTCTTTTATTCCTAGCGATCATAACAAACTCCAAACAACCCATCCCTGTGATGGGTTTTCTTTTGTCTATTAAAACACAAAAATTAGGTATTTCTAATTTTATTAGGAATACCTATTGACTTAATAATTAGGTTTACCTAATATTTATCTCACAGACAACAAAAAAGCACACCGCCCCTCCCCAGGTCCGATGTGCTTTGCAAACAGCGAGATCAATTATGAACGTAAAAACCTTTTCAAACAAGCACAAGGTAACTGGAGTTACAGCAATTACTGTACTTGTAGCCTTAGGTTCTTGTGAATATCGAACTGCCAATTCAAGCGTCCCTTCTAATTATTCATATGAAAGCGAGCAAGTCGTTGCTTCTGAATACGAGCTTTTAGGTGCCAAGCAGACTGGTGAAAAAACTGGTGTAGCAGTTATCCGCATTGACGGCTTCAAACTAAACGTGAGCTTCGATTTTGACGGCATAGCAGATAGTTACGGCGTAGCAGGATCAGACTTTATTGCTGCAGAAATAACTAACCTAGCTATTGAGTCAGTAACAGACCTACGCGGCAACCCTTGGAATGACTTCACCAATCGTGATGACCATAAAAACATAAATATTTTATTGGTTGGCTACATCGATCGTAATCATTGGATCGAGGAGGCTTAATCATGAGCTATACAACTGTTTTAGCCGTTTACCCAAATGAGAAGTTTGAGGAATTATTTGAACTTAGAAATGCATGGGGTACTGCGCCAGTAATATGGGATGTAATGGCTCAAAAATACCTAAACAAATCAAACTTTATGGTATGCGGGAATGAGTTATGGCCTTTGTGGAAAGACAAAAAAATTCCTGCTGTCCATCGTGCAGTTCATTTAATTACTTTTGATCGTGCCTACATAGAAAAGAAAGATTTTCAACGAGCATCTGCAGATATCCGGACTTTTTTAAGTGACTTCCCTCTTACAGCAAACCGAGTCAACCATTGGAATGAAATTGCTGATTACCTAGACACAAATCCTGATGTACCTGCTATCGGATTTCATATGACATCCGTAACAGAGAATCTGTTTCAAGGTGATTGGAACGAAGAGAAAGATGATTATGACGCGCCAGACTGGAGCAAGTTTTACAGCGTTTACTCTTCATTAATGGAGGAGGCTTAATCATGCAAAAAGTTAAGCATCACCCAGACGGCTACAAGTCATATTTAGGCCGTGACAATACTGGCCTCTACTCTGTTCGTATTGGCTGGCAAGTGTACGCATCTAATGCTAATGGCTCAGTTCTTTACAAAGTTAAAGACGGAGTTAAGACGCCTTTAAATGTGTTCAGGTTCCAAACTTCTTATCCAAAAGTTTGGAATGAACTCACCCAAGAAATCGATTTTCAGCGCAGAAAGCAGCTCGCTATAAAACTGCGTGAAACAAATATCCCTACATATGACCGCAAGGCTTACAAGCAAAAACGCGGCTTCACCGGCTCTAGATGAGGATAATAAAATGGCTCTACCGATTATTACTGCTGACCAAACTTTATTGGTTCAAGCAATTATTGTGTACCTATACGCTGATCCGGGTTTAGGTAAATCATCGATGGGCTTTACTGCGGAAAAAGCAATTTCTTTTGACTTTGACCGTGGTGCTCACCGTACTGGTGAATTACGTCGTGGTGCGGTTGTACAGGTTCAACAATGGAGTGATGTTGCAAACCTTACTCCGCAGGACTTAGCACCATATAAAACCGTTGTCATTGATACCGTGGGTGCAATGCTTGAATGCATTAAAACCCACCTGTTACTTACGGCAAATAACCGTCAAAAAGATGGTTCTTTAAAGTTAAAAGCTCAAGGTTTAGCGAACCAAACGTTCAAGCAATACATCAATACTTTGATCAGTTTAGGTAAAGATGTTGTTTTCATTGCACACGCATCAGAAGATCAAAACGGTGATCAAATTATTTACCGACCAGATCTAGGTGGTAAAAACCGTAACGAGCTTTACCGTATCGCAGATGTCATGGGTTATCTAACAACTGTTACTACTGGTGAAGGTAAAAATGCCCGCGTTATTAATTTCAAACCTTCGCCTACACATCATGCGAAAAACTCAGGTGCTTTAGGTGGTGAAACTGGTGAAGTGTGGGTACCAGATCTTAAAGCACACCCTACTTTCTTGGCTGACCTGATTACTCAAGCTAAAGATCACATTAACACCTTAACGCCTGCACAACTTGCAGCAGCTAAAGCCCAAGAAGAGCTAGAAAACTGGAAACAAAGCTGTGAGGAAGCAGAGCATGCAGGTGACCTTAATCAATTAACTGAGTCGCTTGATAAAGAACACATGTATTACCAGAACATGCGCCAAGCAATGTTAATGAGAGCTAAAGCATTGAATTGCACGTTTGATAAACAACGTGGCACTTGGATTAGTCCACCAGAATTTAACGGTATCTCAGATCAACAAAGAGATGAACTTCAAAACTTCATAGCTGAACGCGGCCTAGACGTGAAAACAGTTTGTGAACACTTCGGCATAGATGCCCTTATCCAAATTGAAGCAGCAAAACTACCAGCAGTTAAACAAGACATTGAAACATTAGCTAAAACGGGGATGACAGCATGAATACTCTACTAACTGCAGCTGAAGCATTTGCAGCTCTTCAAAAAGGTAAAACAGTACTTTGTCGTTATGCTGGTGATGGAACACTTAAAGCTGATAAGTCATTCAGCACCTTAGATCAAATGCCAGCAACGGTATTTGGTCTACCCAATTATGAGTTTTGTATTCAGCTTGAAACTATTGAACTGGCTGGGATTACTTTCACAAAACCATTGACTATTGAAGAATATGAAGAGGGTCAGGAAGTTTTTGTAATCAGTACATATTCGCCTTCTATTTACGTCGTGAATTTTAAAACCACCGCATTAATTGAATCTATTAATAGTGGTTTTGTTCAGCGTGATGCCGAAAACGCCAAGCTTCAATTAAAAGCTTTTTCAAAAGCACTCGGTTTTGAAATCAACAATGAATTAAGTGTTATTCGTCTTGGTGAGGAACCTAAAAAACAGAGAGGCAAAAAATCAAAAGCTGAAAAGCCTTGTGAAGTTATTTCTGCAGAAACTCAACCAACAATTGTTATTACCGAACAAACTAACGTCACCACATCTGAGGACCTGTTAGTTCCAGAAACTAACGAGCCTAAAGTAGATCCAGAATATCAGCAAACCCTAGATACTCTTCTACAGCGTGTAAAAGAGTCAAAAACACCTGCAGAAGTAAATGCGGTTTATCGTTATACCCGCACATGGGATGACGAACAAATGAAGCCTATCCTTCTCGCCACTCACAAACGTCTTGAAGAGCTAGAAAAAGAAAAGGCATCTGCTAATGAGCCACCCTCTTTAATGGTTCAAATCCAAACTGCACCAGACCTTACAACGCTAGATGCTTTGGAAATAGACGTGGCTGCACGAGATCCGCAGATTCAACCGAAGCTAATGGGGTATGTGAGAAAACGCCGCTATGAATTAGAGAATCCTACACCTACTCAACAAGAATCTACCCCTGATTATTTATTAGTGGACGGTTTCTAACATGAAAGATCAGTACAAGAAAGTGAGCCAAAAACACATGCTTGGTTTTATGTACTACTTGCAATTGCTGGGCTACGTAATAGTCCGGCAAGGCATGGACCAAGCAATGTTTCTAACAAAGCATTATGCGGTACCAGTTGCTTGGCGGCGCATAACGACCGACTATCACAACCGATTAAATAAACCTGCCCAGCAGCTTTATAAAGAGTTTGTTGAGTGGACTAAAGAAGAATATTTGAGGGCTTAGGTAATGATTGATTTAAAAACAAAACAAGCTTTTTGGTCTGAACAATTACCTTTCTTTAAAGAAAAATATTGGATTCCCGGACATCTAGATGTACTCGAATTTGATATGAATGCTGGTTGTTTTGATATTGCTGAAGGCGTCAAAACTGATCTAAGTGAAGAAGACCTTTTTGATGTTTACCATCGTGTAAATAGTGGTTGGGCAATGTGGAAAAAAGCCGTGAATTTCATGAAATCCAAAGTTCCAACGTGGATTAGCGTGAATGATGAATTGCCACCTACTGACATAATGGTACTTATTTGTTGGGCAGATGCTCCTGATGTCACCCCAGAACAAGACTATATGACTATTGATGAGGATTTAAATAGCGTATGGGCAAACTATCAAAATGATCCACCTTCACATTGGATGCATTTTCATAGTGTGCCAAACGTATCGGGAGCTGAACAATGAGCATAACACTTAGCGGTCATCAACTAAAAAGCCTTCTCGAATTTGTAAATCCAGATGGTGAGAAAGATTTAGATCAACTTGATACTGAACTAACAATTAAATTCTTTGAAGTTGGCCACAGTGGAAAAGGCTATTACTTTTGGATGACCGAATATCCAGAAGAAGGTGCAATGAAGTTGGATATTGAATCGGGAGCTGAGGGATGAGTGAAAAAGCATTTAAAGATTTAAAAATTCGCTTCCATTTGGCTATTGGTGTGGCTAATGGCGATCGTGAGGACTTTGGGAAATTATCGGATTGGATCGAAGAAGAAAACTGGGAAATGATGGATGAGGAAGAGCAGAAAGATACTCTTTCAGAAATTGCAGAGGAATGGGCGCAGCAGTATTTAGATTTAGGAGCGACAGTTGAATGAATGCACAAATTTTAGATCCATGCTGCGGCTCAAAGATGATGTGGTTTGATCGTCAAAATCCAAATGTAGTATATGGTGATATCAGAAAAGAAGAACATACATTGTGTGATGGTCGTTCTTTAGTGATTGAACCGGATGTGATGATGGACTTTCGCAACATGCCTTTTAATGATGGCCAATTTACTTTAGTTGTGTTTGACCCTCCTCACCTGGTGAAAGCAGGAAAGCAAAGTTGGCTAGCCGCCAAGTACGGGAAGTTGTCAGAAGATTGGCGCGAAGATATTCGCAAAGGTTTTGCAGAATGCTTTCGTGTGTTGGCCAATGGTGGTGTTTTAATTTTCAAATGGAATGAAACACAAATCAAAGTTAGTGAAGTTTTAGCGCTCACAGATCAAAAACCATTGTTTGGCCACATTAGTGGAAAGCGCAGTAACACACATTGGATTACTTTTATGAAAGCGGAAAGTAAGGAGGAGTAAATGGGACAAATAGTTAAAATAGAGGCTAGCATTCTAGAAAAGATTGTTGCTGTAGCTGAACGTATTGCTCAGTCAAAAGAAGAACGCCGAGTTGGTCGTGAAGAATTTGCACACATGCTCAATATCGAACCTGAAACTCTAGACGCTCGGATTCGTGAAGGCAGATACCAAAGGCCATACAAGGATGGGCGAAAAAGTTTTTGGTTATTGTCCTACGTGCAATCTGTCGTTACAGACACAAAAGAATCTGGTAAAGTAGCCACCTATTGA